GTATTGATAACACGGGTCTTACCAGTCATTGATAATAAACAATAGGTTTTGCGGGGCTAGGTTTTTGCTAGCCCCCCTTCCTTTGTCAGTTCGTAAGCGATAGCCTATATTTTAAATATAAGGACAGGCGAGTAAACGGGCTGACTTTTTTTTATAGCTGTAGTTGGTAAACAACTTATGAAAGTATATGAACAGGATTTTTTATTGTCTCGAATTATGGCGGGGTATTCAAGATACCATTTACCCCTAGATACTGTCGTGGTAGTAAAGCCTCTCACTGTTGAACAAAATTATTTGGCTCAAGAAGTTTTTTGTGAAACGTATGAATTGGCACAGGATTGGGACATATTTACGTCTGAGGACATGCTGAATATCATGATTGAAAGTGATATGTGGAGTGCCTTGGATTTTAAGAGGGAGAAGCAAATTCCAAAGGATATGGAAAACATTAAGGTGGAAATGTTTAGGGCCGCTTTTAAGTTACAGGAAAGAGAAGGCAAAAGGAAAGTTTTGAGAAAGATGGAAGAGCAATTTTTGAAAGTCAAAAATAAAAAGCATTCATATGACTTTGTTACGTGCGAAGGACTTGCAACCTATTCTCGTTGGAATTGGATTATAGAAAACTGTACGTTTTTTGAAAACGGAAAACCTTTTGATTGGAACGTTTGTGGAATTTCTACCATGCTACAAAAACATAGAGATGCTACGTTATCAGATATAGACATAAGAGAGTTGTCCAGAAGTGATAGTTGGAGAAATACTTGGTCTGCTGGTAAAAAAGAAGGATCTATTTTTGGAAAATCCGCAACAGAGTTGAGTTTAGAACAACAAAGTCTGTGTCTGTGGTCTTCCTTATATGATAGTGTTTATGACTCTCCAGAAGCTCCTGCCGATGAAATTGTAAACGATGACGATCTTTTGGATGGATGGTTAATTCATCAAAGAAGAAAATCAGACAGAGAAAAGAAGAAACAGAAGGTCGAAGGAGTCCTTGGTAAAAATGCAAACGCTGGAGAAGTCTTTGTTATGGCCACCAATAGAGAAGATGCACTTGAGGTGGAAGATTTGAATGATGATGTGGCAGCAATGATTAAAAGAGAAAAAAGGATTGCAAAAGAAAAATACTCTGAGGGCAATCCAGAGAACTTTATGAAAGATTCTGATTTGCCAGATGTCAGGAGAGACATCATGACTCAAGCTAGAGAACAATTTAAAAACCGTAGATAGGAGGAGGGAGAATGGCATGGATCAAGAATATAATCAAATGATAAAAGTTTCTATGGACTATAAACAAAAGAAGGAAGAGCGGTTTAAAGAAGCTTCTAGTGCTAGGTTATCTAAGATAGCCAAAAAGAAAATACAAACTACAATGATCGGTGCTTTAAGCACTGTAGAAAAATTTTTTGGGTTTTTGTGGGGTCATGGAGATGATGATCAATTGACTCCAGAACAAGAGCATATGAAAAATTTATTTGATGAGGCTAGAGCAGAAATTTTAGATCGAGGAAATTCTCAGATTAGAAATCTGGAAACTGAAGTCGCACAATATGATATCAGTTGGAAAAGATATCATGTAACACTACCTGTTATTAACGTGGAAAATAAGGAGGACGAAAATGTCTGATGATGTTAGAGTTGTTGTATCCAAGGATGAAGACGATAACGAAGTAAAGGTGGCCGTTCTAAAGCCAAAGGCAAAGCATCTTAGGGAGGCTCAACTGTCTTACAATCGAGCTTTTAGAGACGCTTTGGAATCAGGAGCTTTGCTGAGACAAAAGCTTGAAGATCATATGCGCGAGCAAGGTATCTGGGATGATGCTAAGCAAGAAAGATATGATGAAATCAACAAGGTCGTTTTAGAAGGCGAAAAGAAGCTGGCTAAAGGTGGCATAAGTCTGTCTGAAGCCAAAACTCTCGCTTTAGACATGAGGGTCGCGCGATCAGAACTTAGGGAGCTTATTGCAGAAAGAACTATCATGGACGGCAATACCGCCGAAGGACAGTCCGACAATGCTAGATTCAACGCCCTTGTTTCTGAATGTATCGTCAGTGTGGACAATAACAACGTGAAGAAATTTAACAGCATCGAAGAGTATGATGCGGTCGCTGCCGAACCTTGGGCTATAGAGGCGGCCAGCGAACTAGCTAATATGCTTTATGACCTCGATCCTGATTATGATAATAATCTTCCAGAAAATAAGTTTCTTAAGGACTATGAGTTTGTTGACAAGGATTTGAGATTGGTCAACGATGATGGACACCTTGTAGATTCTGAAGGTAGGCTTATCAATGACGATGGTCGTTTTATCTCTTATGACGATGAAGGTCAAGAATATTACATTGATATAGAGGGTAATGAACTAACTGAAAAGGGCGATTATGTTGTTGATTTTAAGCCCTTCTTAGATAATTCAGGAAAGCCCATTGACAAGCCTGTTGATGAGTCAAAAGAAGCAACTGCGGTAGCCACAAAGAAAAAGACTACGCGCAAGAAAAAGACTACTAAGGACGATGAAGAAGCAGAAAACTAACGGGCAGAAGTTGGGTATACTGGATAGCGTTCATTTTTTGCGCTATCCGTATGCCCAATTTTTTTATGTAGGGGTTGACTATGGCCGGTAAATTTAATTTAACAGCGGAACTTACCGTTCAGGCCATCAACATTAAAAGTGTTGCCACAACTATTAAGAACGAGCTTAAAGACATTGTAATCAAGGTCAAGGTTGAGGCTGACACTAGAGATTTAGATAAAACAACAACCGCTCTTGATCGGACAAGAAAATCTGCTGCTGAAGCTTCTAGTAGCATGGAAGCTTTCGGTAAGAATGCTGGTTTAGCCGCAAAGCGATTTGCCGGTTTTACTATTGCCACCGCTGCCATAGTCGGACTAGCCCGAGTAATTAAAGGTGCTGTTGGCGAAGCGATAGCATTTGAGAGAGAGCTAGTTAAAATTAGTCAGGTGACGGGGAAAACTACTCAACAATTAAAGTCTCTGACTGCCGAAGTTACAAAAACAGCTACGAGCATGGGTGTCGCTTCAGAATCTTTGCTTACAGTTTCAAGAACATTAGCTCAAGCTGGTCTTACCGCCGCACAAACCGCGAAAGCGATGAACATTTTGGCCAAGACCGACCTCGCCCCAACCTTTGACAATCTAAAGCAAACCACCGAAGGCGCCATTGCTATCCTGAGACAGTTTGGTACTCAGGGTAAATCTACAATGCGAGATATTGAAAATCTTGCAAAGCAGTTGGGCGCTATTAACGCGGTATCAAAGCAGTTCGCTGTAGAATCTTCTGATTTAATTACGGCAGTTAGACGTACCGGTGGTGTATTCAAGGCCGCTGGAGGTAACCTCAATGAGCTTATTGGCCTGTTTACTTCCGTAAGAGCAACGACCAGAGAAAGCGCCGAAACTATCGCTACTGGTTTCCGTACCATCTTTACCAGAATACAGCGCGTCGAGACAATAGGCCAATTAAAGGAATTGGGAATTGTTTTGCAGGACAGTACGGGTAAATTTGTTGGCCCCATGGAAGCCATCAAAAGATTGAGCAGTGCCCTTAGAAGCTTGGACCCCAGAGACTTTAGATTCAACCAGATCGTTGAACAGCTTGGCGGCTTCCGTCAAATCAGTAAAGTAATTCCGCTGATTCAACAATTCGGTACAGCAACTAGAGCCTACGGCGTTGCCCAAAGGGGAGCAACCTCTCTGACCTCGGATGCACAAAAAGCACAGGCGGCAATGGCTGTTCAGATAACTAAGGTTAAAGAACAATTTGCCGCCCTGATACGTAGGGTCTCCGACAGCGAATCATTCCGCACCATGGTTGACATGTCGCTCAAGTTAGCCTCCGCCTTCATTAAGGTGGCAGACGCCCTCATTCCCCTCCTCCCCATGCTAACGACCCTCGCCACGATGAGAATAGGCATGGCCCTTCCTGCCTTTGCCAAAGGTCTTAAGACCCCCATAACGAGGGGTGGGGGTGGTAAGGTCAATCACTTCGCTGGGGGTGGTATGGTTCCCGGTAGGGGTAGTAGAGATACTGTTCCCGCCATGTTGACACCCGGCGAATTTGTTATTAAGAAATCATCTGTAAAGAAGCATGGCGCTGGTAATTTAGAAAGCATGAATCGCTATGTTGATTCCGTATGGCCTCAAAAAAGCTCCAGCATACTTTGGTACTTTTTTAAGATCCTTATCGAGTGATTTTAACTTCGCGCCACTTGCAGTGGCTCCCGATTCTAAAGTTTTCCCATATT